ATGGAGCCATTCTTGATGAATATGCTCAAATACGCCCAAGCGCAGTGTCGCAGGTTATTCTCCCCTCGTTGTCCGACCGAGGAGGGTGGATCGTATACACAGGAACTCCCAAAGGAAAGAATCATTTTTACAACGCTTACAAGAAAGCTGAAAGCGATCCGACGCAATTCAGCCTCCTTCTCAAAGCCTCGATCTCAGGGATCCTACCGCAAGCAGAATTAGACATTTTTCGCGCCCAGATGGACGCGAGTGACTATGAGCAGGAGTATGAGTGCTCATTTACAGCGTCCCTCAAGGGTGCGATTTACGGCATGGAGATGGATAGGGCTGAAACCGAGGGTCGGGTCAAGGAGTACGAACTTGATCCCAATCTTCCCGTCGATGTCGTCTGCGACCTCGGCTTTACAGACGACACGGTTCTGACGTTCTTTCAGAAATCTAAGTCGCAAGTCCTCATTCATGAAGTCTATTCGAACAACGAGGTGGAGTGGGACACTTATCTCGACGAAATGGAGTCCCGCGATGTACGTGACGTGTACCTCCCCCATGACGCCAGAGCGAAAAACCTTCAGACGGGTCGTAGTATCGTGGAACAAACACTCCGGCGTGGTTATCGTCCCAGACTCGTCCCCGATCACAAACTCAGAGACGGTATCGCAGCGACTCGCAAACTCCTACCCTTCATTTACTGGAACCTGCCCCTCTGCTCCGGTGGTATCGAGGCCATGAAGTCGTACCGCAGGGAGTGGGACGACAAGCTCGGTTGTTACCGTGATCGCCCCGTCCACGACTGGTCGAGCCACGTTGCGGATTGTATCCGATATTTGGGCATAATCTTCTCCCAATTGCCTGAGCAGACCCGCCCGAGAATCATACTTCCCGGCGAGGATGAGAGGGCTGGTGCGAATTACGCCTTTAATCTTGAAGACCTATTCAACGACCGTAGAACCAATCCCGGTCTCTGGAGAGAACAGTGAGCGATACCGGCATTTCCAAGATTGATTCCCTCAAAGAGCTCGAGTCTGAAAGCGGGGGCGAGTACGGACGTTGGCAATCTGAGATTACTGCTTCGGAGAAGGAGCAGGATAAGTGGCGCAGGAAGGGGCGCAAGATTGTTAAGCAGTTTCGAGCTGAGAAGATCGAAACGTCTGGCGTTGACGATAGCATGCAACGTAAGTACAATCTATACCCCGCCAATATTAACATCTTGGCTACTGCTCTACTTAACCAGACGCCCAAGCCAACAGTTAATCGGGAGTTCAAAGATCCGCAAGATGACGTATCCAGGGTTGCGTGCTGGATTCTGGAGCGTGCGCTAGACTCCCACAATTCTCACGATTTCTGTAACTATAATATACTGAAGCAGGTCGTTCAGGATATGTTGGTTCCTGGCCTCGGCGTATCGTGGCATACGTATCACGCCGAGATTCAGACTAAGACTGAAGAGCCCACCGAGGAGCAGTTGATCGTCGATCCCAAGGCTGAGGCTTTGGAGTACGATGAGGTTGTGGGCGAGCAGATCAAGGACGAGTATGTATACTGGGAGGATGCGCTTTGGTCTCCCGCTCGGGTCTGGGAAGAGATACGTTGGATTGCTCGCAAGATTTATATGACTCGGGATGAGTTGGTTAAGCGTTGGCCTGAACAAGGTAAGGACATTCCGCTCGACTACACTCCCAAGAAGAACGACGTTGTAGTGGAGACTCGGAACCTGATTTTTCAACAGGCAACGATCTACGAAATCTGGGACAAGACCTCTGAGGAGGTGATCTGGTTTTCTAAGCACTTTCCCGAGATTATCGAACAGAAGCCCGACTTCCTTGAGCTGGACGGGTTCTTTCCGTGCCCCCGTTTCCTTGTCTCGACCATTAGCAATGGACAATACATCCCCATTCCTGACTATCACTACGCTGAGGATCAGTACCGCGAACTGAATGAGATTAACACGCGGATCAGTTTGCTCGTCCGGGCTTGTCGCGTAGCGGGCGTTTACGACAAAGCTGCCTCACAAGTTCAGGCGCTCCTTAATAATGCGGCTGAGAATACACTCGTCCCCGTAGATCAATGGGCGGCGTTTGCCGAGAAGGGTGGTATTAAGGGCGTTATTGATTGGGTCCCTCTGGATCAAATCGTCCTCACCATTGACCAACTCCTTAAGAATCGTGAGGATATTAAGAATCAGATTTACGAAATCACCGGGATGTCGGACATCATCCGCGGTCAAAGTAAGGCGTCTGAGACGCTGGGCGCTCAGAAGATCAAAACGCAGTATGCGTCTATGCGCATACAGGATCGTCAGAAGAACGTTGTAGAGTACGCTTCCTCCGTGTTCGATATCCAAGCGCAATTGATGCGTAAGCACATGGATATCCAGGAGATCCAGAAGTTGGCTCAAGTTCAGTTTATGGGTGAGGATCCGCAACTGATCGAGCAGGCTTTACAACTTCTACAGTCGCCGGACTTTATACTGCGCGCCCGCGTAGAGTCCGACACTTTAAGCGACATTGACTTCCAGGCGGAGAAGCAGGACCGCATGGAATACATGATGACGATCACGAACTATCTGAAGGAAACGATGCCCATGATCCAAGAGGATCCAATCATGGCCCCGTTCCTCATGCAATTGCTTCAATTCTCCCTGGCCGGCTTTAAGATCGGCAAGAAGTTTGAGGGCGAGCTGGATCGAACCTTCATGGAAATTCAGAAGAAGCTCCAGAATCCCCAACCGCCGCCGCCGTCTCCTGAAGAGCAGAAGATACAGATGGAGATGCAGCAGTCGCAGCAAGAGATGGAGATGAATCAGCAGAAGATGCAGACTGAGATGGGCTTCAAGCAACAAGAGGCTCAGTTGAATCAGAGAGCTAAGATGATGGAGCTCGATTTCAAGAAGCAGGAGTTGGAGCTTGAGATGCAGAAGCTCCAGATGGAAATGGAAATGGATCGGCAAAAGATGGGTATGGAGATGCAAGGGCAGCAAGCTCAAATGAATTTGGACCAACAAGTTGCTCAGCAAACGGCAGCTACTAGCGTGCAAATGAACGCTCAAAAGCTCCAAATGGGGGAGCAGCAAAGCGCCCAGAAGTTGAAGCAAGGGGAGCAGCAATTCAGACAATCTCAGGCGCAGGCTAAAGCGCAGGCAGCGGTCAAACCTAAACCCGCAGCGAGTAGACTACAATAAGGAGGCGATATGCCCAGTACATCTGAAAAGCAGAAGCGAACTATGGCGGCCGCGGCGCACAATCCCGAGTTTGCTAAGAAAGTTGGCATACCCGTAAAGGTGGCTAAAGAGTTTAACGCCGCCGATATGAGTAAGGCGTTGAGGAAGAAATGAAGCGTCGGTTTGTACAGTTAAGGGAGCCTCCATATGATTTCGTAGAGGTGGGGAGTGATTATGTGGAGACTCTACGGACTAATACTGATGCTACTCTTTGGGGTGATCGTTCTTACGATGGCCTCCGTGCTACTGACGGTACTCCGATAGACTCCCGTACCAAGCATCGAGAGTACATGAAAATGAACAATCTTACGACGGTGGACGACTTCAAGCAAACTTGGTCGGAAGCCCAAGGACGTAGGGATGACTATCGTACAGGTAAGAAGGGAACTGTAACTCGTTACGACGTAGCCAGGGCAATAGCAACGCTCGAAAACAAACGATAGTTCCAAAATTCAAAAGAAACCACTTTACTTTCCCCCTATTCCGAGGTAGAATTTTATCATGAATGAAGCTGCCCTTATTGAAGAAGAAGTGGTTGAAGCGCCCAGTTTGCGCGAGACCATCGAGGAGGCGTTTGATGAGCAAGTCGCCAAAGAACCCGCTGTACCAGGCGAGGTTAAGCCCGCTGAGCCAATTGAATCAAGTATTCCCGCCGCCGTCGAAGCGCAAGTTCCTGAAGCAGAAAAGCCGACAGAAACAGCGCCAGTCGTCCCAGGAGAGCTAAAGGCACCTTCGCAGTGGAAGCCCGCGGTGCGGGAGAAGTGGAATGCTCTCCCGCTAGAAGTAAAGCAAGAGGTACTGCGGCGCGAAGCCGACAGTATGCGACTGATCGGCTCGGTTGGTCCCAAGATTAGACTAGCAGATGAAGTATCGACGCATCTGCAGCCGTTTCAAGAGAGACTCCAGTCTACTGGATCATCTACGTCATCGTTTTTGGGCGACGTATTCGCAACCGTCAAATCCCTGTCCTCGGGCACACCCCAGGACAAGGCCGAGGTGGTGGCGAATATAGTTCAATCCTACGGTGTGGACCTACGGACGCTTGATGCGATCCTTAGTCGCCGCATCGGGGCCGGCCCTGAAGTGGAAGAGGCACGTCGATTAGCTGCTCGCGCCAGATCTGTTCTGGAGCAGCAGGCGCAGACTACGCAACAACAGTCATCGTTGGAGGCAGAAAGAACCCTTGCGGCCTTCGCTGCCGACCCAAAGCACGAGTTTCTTAATGATGTCCGTGATCTCATGGCCGATCTGGTAGAGTCTGGCAGGGTGGGTAACCTGGAAGACGCCTATTCAGCCGCGGTCTGGGCCCACCCGGACACTCGGAAGATTCTCTTGGGTAGAGAAGCCACAACGCGAGCTACTACCAAGTCGGGTAGGGCCGCACAAGCGCGTAAGGCTAGTTCAGCGGTCCACGGAACGCCCGTATCTGGTACCGGCGTTCCAGGTTTGGGGCCGAAAGCCTCCTTGCGCGAAACCATCGAAGCAGCTTTCGACGAACACTCATCCTGACAGGAGTAAATCATGGCCTTCCCCTCAGTAACTGATATCGTCGCCACGACGATTCAGTCCCGTACTAAGCAAATCGCGGACAACGTGACGAAGAACAACGCGTTGTCGGCAAAGTTGGAACAACGTGGTAACGTCAAGCCATTCGGCGGCGGCAATAGCATCATGCAGGAACTGTCCTTTGCTCAGAACGCGAACGGCGGCTGGTACAGCGGCTATGACCTGCTCCCCGTCGCGGCGCAGGACGTAATCTCGGCGGCTGAGTACGCTATTAAGCAGCTGGCGTGTCCCATTGTAATGTCCGGCCTGGAACAATTGCAGAACGCCGGTCGTGAGCAGATGATCGACCTGATTGAGGGTCGGATCACTGTCGCGGAATCGACGATGGCGAACCTGCTGTCCGGTGGTATTTATAGCGATGGTACGGGTTCTGGCGGTAAGGAACTGACGGGCCTGAATGCTGCGGTACCGATTGCCAATACGTCGGGCACCTACGGCGGTATTGATCGGGGCACGTGGACGTTCTGGCAGCCAAAACTGTTCGACGTATCGACCAGCCTCGCGCCGGATACGATTCTGACTCCGGCGAACGTGCAGAATGCGTTCAATCAGCTCTGGTCTCAGCTCGTTCGCGGCAGCGACCGTCCCGACCTGATCGTGGTAGACAACGTCTACTGGTCGGTCTATCTGGCCTCGCTCCAAGCCCAGCAACGCTTTATGGGTACGGAAACCGGCAAGCTCGGTTTCCCGACGCTGAAATACATGGACGCAGACGTGGTCCTGGACGGCGGTATCGGTGGCTTCTGCCCGCCGTCAACGGGGTTCTTCCTCAACACGAAGTATTTGTTCCTGCGGCCGCATAGCTCGCGTAACATGGTTCCGCTGTCTCCGAACCGTCGCTACGCGATCAACCAGGACGCGGAAGTCCAGATTTTGG